GTTGGATGGTTGAGAAGTTCAAAGGTCTGTTGTTCCAGATTGAGCGTGACGCCAACGAAATTGCGAAGGCAACTCGTCGGGGTAAAGCTAACGTCATGATCTGCGATTCGGATGTAGCATCCGCGTTGTCGATGGCTGGCGTGCTTGACTACAGCCCTGCGATGTCGACGAACCTCAATGTAGACGACACGGGTAACACCTTTGCTGGTGTTCTCAATGGTCGGATCCGCGTTTACATCGATCCGTACTTCAGCTCCAATGCTGGCAACCGCTATTACACGGTTGGCTACAAAGGTGCGAGTGCTTTCGATGCGGGTCTGTTCTATTGCCCATACGTGCCTCTGCAAATGGTCCGCGCCATTGGCGAAGATACTTTCCAGCCAAAAATTGGCTTTAAAACTCGGTACGGAATTGTCGCGAATCCGTTCGCTACGACCGATGCCGATGGAGCTATTGGTGGCTTCGACGGAAACAAAGCCAACAAATACTATCGTTTGGCTGCCGTTTCGAACCTTATGTAATAATAACCATAAGGCGAGCAAAAACTGGGGAGGGCGAAAGGCTCTCCCCTTTTTTTTTAATTTCCATTTACAATTAACGATTGTGACGCTATTATGAGTAATGTCACGAGGGGTCATAATATATTATAAATAGAGTACACGATAGGATAGACATATGAGTACTCAAGAACAGCCAGATAATCTAAATTATCTTTCACCACTCGGCTTTCGTTTTCAGTTAAAGCGACTTCCGAATGTAAATTATTTTACACAATCCGTTACTCTACCGACTCTCACACTCAATCCTATAGAACAGCAAACTTCTCCATTCGGTATCATACCTAGACCTGGAGATAGATTACAATATGATCCATTTACACTCAGGTTCCGAGTCGATGAAGATCTGACTAATTATATTGAAATCGAAGACTGGCTGGTTGGCTTGGGTCACCCTGAAAGTTTTGAGCAAACGAAAGAGTTCGCTGAGGCTAATCCTTCACCCTTCGTAACTAAAGCACGTGGAGGCGGTGCTGCACAAGCATCTAACTATGTTTCTGACGCCACTCTTACTGTGTTGACGAGCCATAAAAATCCTCATATAAATATATTTTTCCAGGATGTATTTCCTATATCACTAACAGAGTTGACGTTCGATGTAACTCAACCTGATTTAGAATATCTTGAGGCATCTGTAACATTTAGATATAGGAAGTTCAAAACAGAAAGGATATAGTATGTTTCCTGATGATCTTATTATTGAACGTGTGAATGAATCGAAACCTTGGTTTGAAAAGAACTGCTTCAACCCCGATGAAATATTCACTATGGATGAGTTCAAAAATCACATCAACTTTCGCCCCAACCTGAGACAAGAACGAATTAACTGGATAGGTGATATCGGTGAATTAAGTTGGGGAGGTGAAGAATGGTGTTGCGATCAGAACAACTGGCCAATAGGTTTGTTTGATCGATTGTTAGATAAGCATGCTGTTTGTCTCGAGGATAGTTCGCGTATCAACAAAAACATAAATGAAATTTGCAAAAAGCTCGAGCTCTCCTCAGGCTCACCGACTGATGCGCATATTTTCTTTTCGCGCCAATCAGAAAGTAAAAGTTTCAGTGCTCACTGGGACTGGTCATCTAATATCATATGCCAGTTCTACGGAACTGCTCATATCAAAGTTTATGCAAATATTCCAGAAAAGATAGACAACGAACATAGAACATGGGAAAAACAAGAGGAAGATTTAGAGCTTGTATATGAACAAGATATGGATCCTGGAGATATAGCATATGTCCCTGATCAAACGTATCACTTCTACAACCCAAAGTCTAAACGACTGAGCATTAGTTTTCCCATGAACGCCAACTCACAAGATAAACGTCAACAAAGACAATGGATTGAGCCATAGTCCATTTACAATCGTTGAGTTTTAATATAGAATGATCTCATGATTAACATTGATGAAATAGTTGAAAGCTGGCGTGAAGACTCTAAGATTGATGATCTCAATTTAGATAAGGAAAACGTTCGGATACCGTCACTACACTCTAAGTATGTTGGTATGATGGTTGATGAAAATAAATCTTTGCGCACTTTGATCCGCGACCGCGCTATACTGCGCAGACTGCTGAGATCATATTATTTGGGCAAGGCAGATACTGACGATTTAGAAAAACTTGGTCGCGATCAGTTCTATGAAAAAATATTGAAGAATGAACTCAACGAGTATATGGATACAGATGAGCTGATGATTCGGATCAATGCTAGAATATCAACCCAAGAAGAAAAGATCGATGTTCTAAAAGAAATCATAAGATCGATAAACAGCAGAGGATATCAACTAAAAAATGCGATTGACTGGCACAGGCTGACGATGGGTTAATGCTCAAGATCAAGAAGTTAGATGAAGTGTGGGCGTTTGTTGAGTGTGAGCCAGGTCAGTGTCAAGAAATATCTGACTTACTCACGTTCGAGGTTCCTGGCGCAAAATTTATGCCATCCTATCGTAAAAGATATTGGGACGGCAAGATCCGCTTATATGATGCAAAGAAAAGTCGTATCTACACAGGTCTGCATACAAAAATGCGTGACTTTGCCCTGTCTAACAACTATGACATAGAAGTTGATGAGGCACTCTTAGATACTGATGAGATATCAATCGCTGAAGCACGTGGCTTTGCTAAAAGTTTACATATGCCGATAGAGCCACGTGATTATCAGCTACAAGCATTTTCTTTCGCTGTGCGCAATCGCCGTGCTGTTTTAGTTTCGCCGACTGGTAGTGGTAAATCGTTGATCGCTTATCTGATCGCTCGCTGGTATAATCAAAAAACACTTATCGTTGTTCCTACTGTTTCCCTCGTCATGCAGATGGCAAAAGATTTTGAGGAGTATGGCTACGATAAAGAAGTGCACGGTATCATGGCAGGTGTAGAAAAAACTTCTGCGACTGATATAACTGTTTCAACTTGGCAATCTATTTACGAACAGAAGAAACCATTTTTTAAGAACTACAAGGTTATCATCGGTGACGAAGCTCACTTGTTCAAAGCAAAAAGTTTGACTTCTATTATGACGAAGATGCCAGATACACCATATCGTTTCGGTAT